TTATTTATCTCCTTCTTCACGTCTGTCGTTTATTACGAATGCAAGCTTGCCAATACATTTAAACGTTTCAACGTTTGCAATAATAGGGCTATAAGAAGGATTTTCAGGTAAAAGGATAATTTGCCCATTCGTCATAGAAAGACGTTTACAAGTGGCTGTATTATCGTCTATACAGAAGCAACCAATCATACCATTAGTTACTGATGATGTTTTTTTAAAAATAACTAGATCACCATCATTTATGTTCGCATTAATCATAGAATCTCCATGTGCGTATTGTGCAAAGTATTCTTTTTTAGAACTAAACATTTCAGCTGGAAGGGAAACATAGTCGATAATGTTATCATCGACAAATCCGCCAGTTCCACATGATATAGAATCGTATAGAGGTACTTTAAAAATATTAGGATTAGTAAGAATATCAAAAATTGAATCATCATCTACTACTTCACCTGTAACATCTGACACACGTTTGCCAGTTTGCCATCCATTTTTTAAAATTCTGCCTTTTCCATCAAGTTGAATGTCTATCATAAAATCATCAGTTATTTTCAATAATTGGTCTAATGTCATATCCATTGCTTTAGCAATTGACACTAAAGTAGGGATGCTTGGATTTTTTACCTCTTCTTTTTCTATATTACTAATATATTGGAATGAGCAAATCGTTCTTTCTGCAAAAGCACGCAACGATAAATTATGCTCGTGACGATAAGTCTTAATTAATTCAGATAATTTCATATGGTGCTACCCTCCGTTATATCCAATGCAATAATAATATACTAGTGTTCAAATTGTCAAAAATAATTGACAATTTTTTGTAAAATATAGTTGACAGAGATTTTCTGTCTGATATAATTGACAACGTAAGGAGGTGATTAAAGTGCAATATAAAATAAAAGAATACCGTCTTTCTAAAAACATAACTCAAACAGAATTGGCTGAGAAAGTAGGCTGTAGTAGACAATATCTTAATGAATTAGAGAATACAGATATAAGAAATGTATCGTCACACTTACTTTTAAGAATTGCGAAAGCACTAGATGTTTCAGTTGAAAAAATTTTTTTAGACAGAATGTCTGATATATCAGACGAATGTGTTCAATCAGTTAGAAAGGATAATATATGAAAATCGAAAACTGGAATGGTCATCGAATCAGATTCATAGAAATCAAAGGCGAATGGTTTGCAGTTCTGAAAGACGTATGTGATGCATTAGGACTTCGAACATATAAAGTATCAGAACGCTTGGGAAAGGACATACCTTTTAGGGATACCCCTGAAAATGAAGTGCTTAAAAAGTATCCTGTTGAAACTACAGGTGGCAAGCAAGAAATGTTAATCGTGAGTGAATATGGCATTTATGACACAATCTTCCGCTCAAATAAGCCAGAAGCCAAAGACTTCAAGCGTTGGGTTTATGGGATGCTCAAAAATTTAAGAGAATCAACAGGCTTAAAAGGGTTTGAAGTATTCAGAATGCTCGATAAGGAACATCAGAAAGAAATGATGAAAGAACTTCAAAGCGGATTACGCCATCCTGTACGTGTCGATTTCATCAAAGCAAACACCATCGCTAATAAAGCAATCAGTAATAAGCATGGCTTACCAAAGATGGTTAAAAAGGATGAAATGACACCGGAAATGTTAAAAGAGCGTGAGCCAATTCTTGAAGATACCGTCGACTTGATGAAAGCCAAAGAAAGATTTGAACTTAATGACCTATCTGTAAGCAAAAAGATTTATCAGATGTACAACTAGAAATTTGAAAGGGGGCAAACATGGATAAGAAAGTTTACGAAGATTTGTTGTATGTAGACTTGCCGAACCTGATTAACAGAATTCTAAAAGAGAAAAGCAAGCCTGTGAGCTACAGTGTTGCATTCAACAAAACTGTTTCAGAGATCAGCAAAGTTGTTGATGCAGAAATCAAAGCTGCAGAAGTTGCATTCAAGATTGTCAACCAGCAGTAGAAAGGAGCCGCAATGAAAACAACAGCAACGCCGCAAGAAGTTCTTGCTAAGACGTACCTGAGTATAACTGATGTGCAGATTCTGCTGGGTATGACTAGAGAACCGGCAAGACGATTATTTTATAAGGTCAAAAACAGTGAAAAAGAAAAACTTGGTGACTATAACGTATGGCCGAACATGATCCAAAAGGACAACCTACTAAAAGCTCTGCACATCACTCGAGAGGCACTGCTTAAAGATTTAGAACTACGAGAAGCAAACAAAAAAAGCGCCCTCTGACCAAAGAACGAGCGCTTAAGTGATGAACCTAAATCATCACTCAAATTCTAACAAAGAAAGAGAGAAAAGTAAAAAAATGATAACAGTAGAAAATCACAAGGGAGCAATCGCCCTATCAGTAAAAGGAAAAGAAATAGATGTCGCATGCGAATTCGCATCGCTTCTAGCATATTTGGATGAACATCCAAAAATTAAAAATTTAGCGAATTTAATCGCCAAAAACGCATACGTGTGTAGCGAAGATTGCGGGAGTAAAGAAGAGGCAATCAAGAAAGCGGAAGATTACGCCAAAAATGGAAAGATTCCAAACAACAAGTTGAGCCATGAAGAACTTGAAAAAGCAATCGAACAGGCAGCTAAGAAGCTAGCTGATGGTCTTAGAAAGTTGGTGGAAGATGACGAGAAATAGATTTAGTGATGAAGCTTTAAGACTAGGGCTTTGCATTTTCTACGCAGCATTGCTTGTAAAGGTCATTGCTTTCGTTCTAGGTGTAGATCTATGAGGAAGTTGAAGGCAATGAAGAATCATTTTAAAAACAACGGTCGTTTCGCTAAGCGTGATGCATGGCTGAAAGACATTGAGATTGTGCCATATGACGGTCCTGATTTTAACCGTCAGTACATTGAAGCTTTAGAACGAGTTGAGAAAATCAAAAATCTAGATTGGAGTGCAGAAAATGAAGACAGACAATCAGCGTAGAGAATTTGAGTTCGCTTTAGAAACATTGCTAAAAGCAACCAACAGCAGAGTCAAATCGGTAAAAGTGAATTGGGACGAAAAGGACACAGAATTTCGTGAGTCTGCAGAGTCCGTAACAATCATGTACAACAACGATTACAAAAAAGAAATAAACATTGCTTATTGTTCATGGAAAGCGATAGCGTTTACAACAATTCATCGTTCATAAAAGGAGGAAAGAAAAAATGAGTGAACTAAGAATAACAATCGATCTAAGCGAGCACGCGTACGATGCACTAAACAAACTAACATCATCGTTAGACAACCTACTAGCAAATCATCTTTTAAGGGAAGGTAACTTCCAAGAATTTGCAGAAGCAGAACCAAAGAAACAAGCTATACCTAAAAAGACAGAGGTAACTAAGGAACAATCGGCAGAACCAAGAACAGAAGCAGTTGATTTTGAAAAATTGCGTGCTGAGATCAGAACTCTGGCATCATCCAAAAAAGTAGCAGGCAAAGATGTTAAAGCCGTACTTAAATCATTTGGTGGAAAGTTAAGTGAAGTGGCCAATGATAAATTGGTAGCCCTCAGGGATGAAATGGCTGCACTATGACAGAGATTAAGCACGCAAGTAGAGGACATGCGGTCCTCAGTGCTTCAGGTGCTAAGCGCTGGATGTCCTGTACACCTAGCGCACGCCTAGAAGAAAAATTTCCATCAACAAATACAGTCTACTCACTTGAAGGAACACGAGCTCACGAGATATCTGAAGAGCAGCTCCGCTTGTTTCTCGAAGGTAAGAAAAAGAAAGTGAAATATAAGGGTGATGACCTAAGAATCTATGACGAAGTACTCCCTTACATTGAACGCATAAAAGAACTCTATGCAGAGTGTAAGAAACGCTCAGAGAGTACCGTGATGTTCCTAGAAACACGTCTAGATTTCAGCAACTACGTTCCAGATGGTTTTGGAACAGGTGACGTAATCCTATTGGAAGACGACACGCTGCACATCATTGATTTAAAGTTCGGAAAAGGTGTTCGAGTTGATGCAGAAAACAATCCACAGCTACGGCTGTACGGACTAGGTGCGATCAACGCATTCGACGATCTGTATGACTTCAAGAGCGTAGCAATGCATATCGAACAGCCACGACTCAATCACAGCAGTGAAGAAGTCTTGGTCAAGGAAGAACTTCTCAAATGGGGAGACGATTTAAAGCCGATCGCACAGGAAGCGTATAACGGCGATGGTGAGTTTCATCCAGGAGAGCACTGCAAATTCTGTAAGGCTTCTGGATGTTGTAAAGCCTTAACTGATTACAGCTTAGAAATCATTGATAAAGATGTGCTTGATCCACAGTTGGTCAACACGGTAGAACTCGGTTCTATTCTTGAAAAAATACCAACGATTGAACACTGGATTAAGGCTATCAAGGAACACTCTATCAATCAGGTTCTATCAGGTGAATATATTCCAGGATGGAAGTTAGTAGAAGGAAGAAGCCTACGGAAGTACACAAATGACGTTGATGTTATCAATGCACTGCACGAAGCAGGTTATGAAGATGCTCTCATCTTCGAAAAGAAACTCTATGGAATTAGCACAATGGAAAAGAACCTCGGAAAAAAGAAGTTCGGCGAAGTTCTAGGTGATTACATCTATAAACCTGAAGGTGCACCGACACTCGCACCTGAAAATGATAAGCGACCAGAATTCAAACCACAGCAAGCACTAATCGACAGTATTGAAGTCCCAGAAGGACTATAGGAGGAAAAAAACATGTCAAACAATACAACAGTAAGAACAGAATTAGTCAGATTATCTTATGAACATCTATGGGAGCCAGCATCTGTCAATGATGGCGACGATAAGAAGTATAGTGCATCATTCATCATCCCTAAGAGCGATAAGAAGACAATCAAAATGATAGAAGATGCAATTGAGGCAGCAATCGAAACAGGTGTCAGCTCTAAGTGGGGAGGCAAACGTCCTAAGAATCTAAAGCTTCCTTTACGTGATGGTGACGACGAAAGAGATGATGCTGCTTACCAAAATTCAATGTTCGTAAATGCAAACTGTACTACAAAGTATCCACCATTTATCGTCGACCGTGACAAGAGACCTATTCCGGCAGCACGACAAAGCGAAGTTTATTCAGGGTGCTATGGCTTAGCGGTAATCAATTTCTATGCATTTGATTCAAACGGTAATCGAGGCATCGCCTGCGGCTTATCGGGCTTTATGAAAATACGCGATGGTGAACCAATGGCTACTAGAATCTCAGCAGACGAAGCTTTCGCTGATGTTGACACATCTGAATTTGATGATCTCGACGATGACTTTGATTAGTCATGAGAACCCTATCAATCGACATCGAAACATACTCAGACGTTGACATTAAGTTAGGAGTGTACCGATATACGGACACTCCTAACTTTGAAATCTTACTCTTTGCGTATGCATTCGATGAAGAGCCTGTCAGGGTCATAGATTTAGCGTGTGGCGAGGATTTAGACGAGAGCCTGATAAAGGCCTTATCCGATGCGAAAGTGCTTAAAAAAGCCTATAACGCTCAATTTGAGAGAGTGTGCTTGGGAAAGCATCTAGGCGTCACGCTAGAACCAGGTCAATGGAAGTGTACGATGGCACATGCAGCTTATCTTGGTCTTCCTGGAAAACTTGGGGAAGTCGCTAAAGTTCTAAACTTAGACGAACAGAAAGACACGGCTGGAAAGATGTTAATCAACTACTTCTCTAAGCCTTGCAAGCCTACTCGATCTAATCAAGAACGAACACGCAACTATCCATATCATGACATGGAAAAGTGGGAACTCTTTAAGAAGTACAACGCTCAAGACGTCGAGACAGAACGAGCGATTAGCCACTTTTTAGAGAAATATGAAATTCCAGTTGTAGAAAGAGGGCTTTATGCTTTGGATCAACGCATGGCTGACTACGGCGTAGGCATTGACCTAGAACTAGTTAACTCAATTGTAGGCTTCTACGACAGCCACGCAGATGTATTTATCGACCAATCACGAAAGCTTACAGGACTTCAGAATCCTAACAGTCAAGTGCAGTTATTAGAATGGCTAAACAATAATGGATTGGAAATCACAGACATCCGCAAAGCTACACTAGAAGCTGCTTTAGAAAATGAATCATTAAAGCCTGCTGTTCGCACGGTCATAGAGAACAGACTAGAAACAGGAAAGGCAAGTGTTAAAAAATATCAAATGATGCTGGATGCAACATGTTCAGATGAACGTATGCATGGTGTCATGTTCTATTACGGCGCTCGTACAGGGCGCTGGGCGGGCAGATTAGTACAGGTGCAGAATCTCACTAAGAATTACATGGCAGAGCTAGATAGCACACGTACGCTCGTCAAGCAAGGCGAATTTGAAACACTAGAGTACATTTACGACTCAATGTCCGATGTACTCAAGCAGTTGGTCAGAACCGCATTCGTTCCGCCTAAGGGTTACAAGTACGCCATAGCCGACTACTCTGCAATCGAGGCAAGAGTTATCGCTTGGCTAGCAGATGAGAAATGGGCTATGGACGTATTTGCGAAGGATGGTGACATCTACAAGCAGACAGCCTCACAGATGTTCCACATTCCTTACGAACAGATTGACAAGTCATTACGCCAAAAGGGTAAGGTGTCAGTCCTTGCATTAGGCTACGAAGGTGGTGCCGGCGCGTTGAAGGCAATGGGCGCTTTAAAAATGGGAATTCCTGAAGAAGAACTTCCTGTTCTTGTAAAGAAATGGCGAAAGGCAAATCCACACATTGTCAAACTTTGGAAGGATGTCGAAGACGCTGCAAGACTCGCAATCAGGACTAAGAGGCACATAGAGCTTCATCACGGTGTAAGTTTCGACTGTGATGGAATGTTTTTACGAATTAACCTTCCAATCGGAAGAAGCATGTCCTACTTCAGGCCACGCATCAACGATGACGGAAAAATAGAATTCAGCGGTAAAGAGACAAATAAAAACGTGTTCGGCACTAATACTACCTTCGGCGGAAAGTTGGTCGAGAATATCGTACAAGCGCTAGCTCGCGACTGTTTGGCCGAAGCTCTTACAAAGATAGACTGCTTCTATAAGATCGTATTCCACGTACATGACGAAGTGATTGTAGAAGTAGAAAAGGACAGAGCAAAAGAGCATTTGAAAACTGTACAAGAATTAATGGGCGAAGAGCTCTCATGGGCTCCAGGGCTGTATCTAAGCAGCGCAGGCTACACAGCCGATTACTACTTAAAGGATTAGGGGGATCTACATCATGCAATTAAAGATATCCACAGGCAGAAGTAAAAAAGAATTGAAGTGGAAAAATAAAGAGATCTCTTGGGAAGATCTACTAAGTAAACTATCAAAAACATACAGAACACGTGAGACCGTTGCAGAGTACAAAAAGATGAAAGCAACTCAGCAGGGCGACATCAAAGATATAGGCGGCTTCGTTGGTGGATGGCTAGAGAATGGCAGACGTAAAAGCGACTCTGTTATCTGCCGTTCTCTCATTACTCTCGATGCAGATACTGCAAGTAAAGACTTCTGGGATGACCTGGTAGCCTTCAACGATTATGCATGCTGCATATACTCTACGCATAAGCACACTCCAGAAGCGCCTAGATTAAGATTGGTCATACCTCTAGCAAGAACGGTAGATTCAGAAGAGTATGAAGCGATTGCAAGAATGGTTGCAAACGATTTAGGTATAGACCAATTCGACGATACAACCTATCAAGCCAGTCGATTGATGTACTGGCCTAGTACTTCCAGCGATGGGGTGTTTGTGTTTGAAAAGCAAGATGGTCCGTGGTTAGATCCTGATGAAGTTCTTAAGCGTTACCCTGACTGGCACGATGTAAGCTTCTGGCCACAATCTAGTAGAATCTCAGAGATTCACATAGCCCAAGCCAAGAAGCAAGGAGACCCATTAGACAAAGAAGGACTTATCGGCGCATTCTGTAGAACGTATGACATTCATACAGCAATCGAGAAGTTCTTATCTGATGTCTATGTTGCCTGCAATCAGCCGGATCGCTACACATACATTAAAGGAACTACAGCTGCGGGACTGGTCACTTATGAAGATAAGTGGGCCTACAGTAATCACGGAACAGACCCAGCAAGTGGCAAGCTGTGCAATGCATTCGACTTAGTAAGAATCCACAAGTTTGCAGAGTTGGATGAGTCAGCAAAGCCTGACACACCATCAAATAGGTTGCCTTCCTTCATTGCGATGCAAGAATTCGCAGCTGCAGACGATGAAACGAAAAAGACAAGGCTTAGTGAACAGCTTGCAGCCGTAGACTTTGACTTTAATGAAGAAGATTCGGAAGAGCCTACAGACACTACTGCTAAGAAGGATGAGTTGGACTGGATGTCTGACTTGTCACTTGATAAGAAGGGTAACGTTGAGCCTACTACAAACAACATTCTTATCATTCTACATAATGATAAGAATCTAAAGAACCTAGGCAAGTTCAATCTATTCAGTATGAGACACGAAGTCTTTGGTCGACTGCCTTGGTACAAAGAAAAAGTAAAGCGTAACTGGCGAGACGAAGACGACTCCGGTCTACGACTATACATTGAAAAGATTTATGGCATTAGCGCAGTCAACAAAGTAAGCGATGCGATGTCAATCTACAGCAGAGACATGGAATATCACCCAGTCAGAGACTACTTAGACTCGCTTGAGTGGGACGGTATAGAAAGACTAGACACAGCCTTGATTGACTACCTAGGCGCTGAAGATTCTCGATACGTTAGATTAGTAACACGTAAGTTGATGATAGGTGCTGTAGCTCGTATCTACAGACCAGGATGCAAAATGGATAACACCCTCATCCTAGTAGGTCCACAGGGCTATGGCAAATCAACATTTATTCAGAAATTAGCAAAGTCCGCAGTGTGGTTCAGTGACAGCTTGTACGTATATTCAGGTAAAGAAGCGATGGAAGCAGTTAGAGGCAAATGGATCATAGAACTAGCAGAACTTGCCGGAATGAAGAAGGCTGAAATCGAGACAATCAAATCCTTCATATCTGGTGAGAAAGATTCGTTCCGTGCAGCCTTCAAAAGACACTCAGAAGACAATCCACGCCAATGCGTATTCATCGGCTCAACGAATGAACAAGAATTCCTAAGAGACCAAACTGGTAACCGAAGATTTTGGCCTGTAGACATTGCAGTAAACGAAAGAAGTAAAAGTGTATTCGTTAACTTAGATGATGAGGTTGATCAGTTGTGGGCAGAAGCAAAAGCCGCATTTGTTGCGGGTGAACTCTGGCACGCTGATTACGAGTTGACGAATCTGGCAGTAGAGGTTCAACAGGCACACACAGAGTCAAACGAACTATCTACCATCATCAGCAACTATCTCAACAAAGAACTTCCAGCAGAATGGGATGACATGTCTATGGAAGATAGAATTTTGTTCTTTGAAGGCTACAGCGAACATAAGCCTGGAGGATACTACCGTGATAGGGTGTGTACCTTAGAAATTTGGCAGGAGTGTATGCTCGGAAAAGCAAAGGAATTCAACCGTCAAAGACAGATGGAAATCAACAGTGCAATGAAGGGTATAAAGGGCTGGGATTCTAAGAATGCTGTACGTCTAAAGGCTGGTTATGGTGTTACACGAGGGTTCATCAGACGTACACCTTTTGATCCGGATTTTGATTAGAAAATTGTAGTCAAAGTACTAAATTTTGTAGTCAAAGTATAAAAGTTCGACTACAAAAGTGTAGTCATTGTAGTCAAACTTGTAGTCAAAAAATTAGAACTTTGACTACACCTTAAAGCCTTACAAACATTAAGGTTTTACGTCTTTGTAGTCAATGTAGTCAAAATATTTGAATAAATAACGAAAATACGTATTAGGCGTATATAACACATATATAACCGCCTAATTCATTATATACACGCGAGAGAGCTATATTTTGACTACACGACTACATTTCAAAAAAAAAGAGGTAAACAACATGGAAAGAAAAAAGCAGATGTCTGAGGGACATTTGGAAAGAAGATTGGTTGATAAGGTCAGAGAGTTAGGGGGACTTTGTTGGAAGTTTGTTAGTCCAGGAGTGTCCGGAGTTCCTGATAGGTTTATCGCTTTCGACGGTAGAGTTGTTTTTGTAGAGATGAAAGCGCCAGGGAAACCTCTAAGACCATTACAACAAATTCGTAAAGTGGAGTTACTTGATCAAGGTATTGAGGTTTATAAAATCGATTCGGAAGACGGTATCAATCAATTGATCGAGAATCTTAAGACAGGTGAGGTCCATGCAATTTAGACCGCATCAGTATCAAGAAGCTGCAGCACAGTTTATTGTGGAACATCCAAAGTGTGGACTTTTCTTAGATATGGGACTTGGAAAAACTGTGACAACTCTGACAGCCTTAGATGGATTGATGAATGACACGTTTGACATCACTTCAGGAAAAATATTAGTGATAGCGCCATTGAGAGTAGCAGAGCATACGTGGAGTACTGAGTGCCAGAAATGGGACCACTTAAAGCATCTTAAAATTTCTAAGGTAATCGGATCCGAAAAGCAAAGACTGAAAGCCTTAAAAGAAAAAGCAGATGTGTACATCATCAATAGAGAAAATCTTGTGTGGCTAGTCGACCTATTAGGTAAGAACTGGAATTTCAATACTGTGATCGTAGACGAACTTAGTAGCTTTAAGAATTCAAAGTCTAAAAGATTCAGAGCTTTGAAGAAGGTCACACCACTGTTTGATAGATTTATTGGCCTGACTGGAACACCAGCGCCACGCAGTCTACTGGATTTATGGCCACAGATGTACTTGATGGATAGAGGACAGCGTTTAGGTAAGACCTATACAGCGTACAAAGATAAGTACTTTACACCTGGATGGCGAAATGGCTACGTCGTTTATGAGTGGAATCTTAGACCAGGAGCCGAGGAACAAATCCAAGAAGCAATCAAGGACATATGCATGAGTCTTAAAGCGGAGGACTGGTTGAAACTTCCAGAGCGTGTCAATGTGATGCATGAGATCGAACTAGGTGAGACTCTGATGAAGAAGTACCGAAAGTTTGAACGTGAGAAGCTGATGGAACTTGAAAGCAGTGAAGCGCTAGTGGCATCTAATGCAGGAGTGCTAGCAGGCAAATTAACACAATTTACAAGTGGCGCAATCTACAAAGAAGATAGGACTTGTACGATTGTGCATGAAGTGAAGCTGCAAGCCTTAGAGGAATTAGTGGAGGCAAGCAACGGACAGCCGATTCTAATTTTTTACAATTTCCAACACGATAAGGCTCGCATCAAAGAACAACTAAAAACCTATGACGTACGAGAGATAAAGTCAGAAAAAGATATTGATGATTGGAACACGGGAAAGATTGAAATCCTTCTAGCACATCCTGCAGCAATGGGCCACGGTCTAAACATGCAGGATGGAGGACACATCATTGTTTGGTTTAGTCTCACGTGGGATTTAGAACTGTACCAACAGGCTAATGCCAGATTGCATAGGCAAGGACAAAAGAAGTCAGTCTTGATTCATCACTTGATTGCAAAGGATACAATCGATGAAGACATCATCAATAAACTGACAGATAAAGCAGCACAACAAAATGATTTGATTGAAGCCGTTAAGGCAAGAATCAAGAAAGCGGGTGAGGAAGATGAATAAATATCAACAGGCATTGAATAACTGCGTAAATAGATGGGCACCAACGGCGGATTGGAATTTATTAAAAGCGTTGGTGGAAAAGGCTACACCGAAGAAGCCTATCAATCAAAGTACACCGGTAGTTCGGCAGGGATACTGTCCAAACTGTAAAGGTGAGTTACGAAAATTAGGGAGTAGGAATGAAGTTGTGCTAGAGGGACAACTGTATTGTTGCTCATGCGGTCAGGCTTTGGATTGGAGCGAAGAATGATTAACGAAGATCCATACAGAGAAGACCTACAAGTAATTGATAGAGAATTAAGAAATCACTATGAGTACAGACGTCAGCTTGAAGACGTGAATTATCGCATTGCTGAAATCGATGCACAACTGACATCGATTGGTAGTCCTAAGATAATGAGCACAGATGAAGCAAAGTATCAGAAGGGAACAAAGATTTACAGCAATCTCAACATGCTGGATCTCTTCCAGGAGCAGGATGAGTTGATGAAGCAGAAGCAAGACCTGTTATACTTGATTAGCCGTGTGCAGGTGAAACTCAACAAACTGAGCGATGAGGAGCTGAAACTTATTGAGCAACGCTATAAGTACAAGAAAACTTTAAGGGAGTTGGCTGCAGTAATGTGCAGCAATAAGGACAGCGTAAATAAACAAATTGAAAATGTACTTATCAAGTTGGTAAGTTAAGTTAAATAACATTGATGGCAATCCAGCGATAAAGTACTATATTTTGAATAAAAGAGTGATATTTATCGATAAAAGCCTATAATGAAAACAGGGTGATTTTTGCTGGAGGTTATAGAATGTGGAATACTATATTTAACGTTGTAGTAATTGTTTTATTGACACTGCTATATGGTGCTATATCGAAATTGCCATCAACTGTGTCTGATCTTGTTGTGGAAAAGTACAAATCAAAGAGTTCAAAGGAACTACAAAGAGAAATCTATTTTAGAGAAATTAGTGGAAAGGATGTTAGAAATCTGTTTTCTGAATGGTTAGATCTATTGATTGACACTGATGCAAAAGTAAAATCATTAGGGAAAACAAACAACATCTTAAAACTAATCAAGAGCACTATTTTGTATGGTTCTGCGGAAACTGTAAAAATTTGCGCATTGTTCATGAATCATATTTATGGGGCGAAATCAGTTTCAGAGGAAAATGATAATCAAAATTTGATTTCTGAAAATGAACAAGAAGAGGAGCAAGATGTAAATAATATAATCACATTAATTTATGTTAATAAAATTATATGTAGTTTAAAAAGAGATTTTACGGGTCAAGATGTTACAACAGAGGATTTATTTAAGATTCGTATAACAGATTTTAATGAAACTGAAAATACGGTGTCTTATAAGAAAGCACTAGATACGGTGAACAATAAATTAAAACAGTGAATGGAGGGATTAGATGTTTGGCGGATTTATAAATGATCTCATCAAAGTAATAGATGATAATTCAAATACCATTTTTATAATTGAAATCATACTTGTTATAGCTTTCCTCTTAATTTTGTATGGAGGCTATAAATTTATTAAACATACTTTTTTTAAAAAATAGACATGTCTATTGAAAAAACGCAGTATAATGGGCGTAGGCGAAAACCATAAGCAATCAGCTTGTGGTTTTTTTCGTATGCACATTCGAAGCTATCAGCTTAATATTTGAAATCACCCTAAAACTATTCATATGATTACTCCTTTTGTGTTTAATCTTTCCATGTACTAGCTTTCCGGCTGATAGTTTCCAATGTGTGTATGACAACGACGTAGAAAGGATAAGGCTATGGCAAAAGGCAAATATCACGAATGGCTGTCTGAAGATGGCCTTATTAAGATTCAAGGATGGGCAAGAGACGGTTTAATCGATGAGCAGATAGCCCACAACATGGGGATAACAACTAAAACATTGTACGAATGGAAAAATAAGTATAGTGAGATAAGTGAGGCTCTAAAAAAGGGCAAAGAAGTAATTGATAGACAAGTTGAGAATGCCTTATTGAAACGAGCCTTAGGCTACGCGTATGATGAAACAACGTATGAGGATGGCGTTGAGACCAAACGCGTGACAAAAGAAGTAGCGCCTGATACAACCGCACAAATTTTTTGGCTCAAGAACCGTAAGCCAGCAGAATGGCGCGATAAGATTGAGCAGCAACAGACGGTAACAATTCAAGATGATGGCTTCCTAGAGGCGCTAAAGGGAACGATTAAAGACGACTGGGATGAAACAAGCTAGTACGTTTAAATTTAGACCTTTCAGTCGGAAGCAACGTCAGATTCTAAACTGGTGGATGGACGAATCACCAGTCAATGACTACGACGGAATCATTGCAGACGGCTCGATCAGATCAGGAAAGACTGTCAGCATGTCTCTGTCCTTCGTTATATGGGCGCAAACATCGTTTACCGGTGAGAACTTTATTATGTCTGGTAAAACTATAGGCTCATTCCGGCGTAACGTTCTAGGGCCTTTAAAACGCATGCTAGTGGGCAGAGGATATAGCTACGAAGATAAAAGAAGCGAAAACTTGCTAGAGATTAGCAAAGATGGAATCACGAACAACTACTACGTTTTCGGTGGAAAAGACGAAGCATCGCAGGACCTAGTACAGGGTATAACAGCTGCAGGTGCTTTTTTTGATGAAGTCGGACTGATGCCTGAATCCTTCGTGAATCAGGCTACTGCAAGATGTTCGGTCGATGGTTCGAAATTCTGGTTCAACTGCAACCCAGAAGGGCCAGACCATTGGTTTAAAAAGAACTGGATAGATAAGGCAGAAGAAAAGAACGTTCTTTATTTGCACTTCACGATGAAGGACAATTTGAGCCTTTCTGAGCGCATCCGTTTACGTTATGAACATCAATACAGCGGAGTGTTCTACAAGCGCTATATTGAAGGTCTATGGGTGCTGGCAGAGGGATTACTATTCCCTTACTTAGCCGAAGAGCCAAGCAAGTACATTTACACAGAAGGCGAGTGGGCATTCTCAAAGCTCGTCATGGGTATAGACTTCGGTGGCAATGGGTCCAAGACGACATTCGTATTAACGGGCTACATGAACGGGTATAAGGAGTTCAAAGTTCTAGAGGAGTACGGGCTTCCGTTAACTTCGACGATTGGCAGTGAAGAGATATGCAATGCGTTTATAGCGTTCTACAGATTGGCCATTGAGAAATATGGTCGAGTTGACTGGATTTTCCCTGATAGCGCCAGTACGACCATGATTAACAGCCTACGAGCTACCGCAATCAAGAACGGGCTAAATGCACGAAACATCAAGGGATGCCGCAAGAACGAAATAAAAGACCGTCCGCGTTTCGTTGACATGCTGCTAACATCAGGGCGGCTTAAGTTCAGCGCTGAATGCACGGATGTATTGAAGGCTTTAAGTAGCCTAGTGTGGGATGAAAAGAAAAAAGATATCCCAGAAGATAAGAACATAAACAACTGTAACGACTGGTATGACGCATTCTGTTATACCTTTTTAGATTTCATAGAATTTATTGACCTTAGAAGGTAAGGAGGTAACGGATGGATAAAGCAGAATTGCAATCACCAGCCTTTCAGAAATTGAAAGAGTTAAAAATAAACTACAACGAGCGAGCAGCGAATATAATCAAGAACTGCTATGATTGGTACTCCAATAACGATGTGGATGGTTTTCATTCGCGGACTAACTTGAATGGTGTAACCGTAGAGGTTGCGCAGCTAGGATTTGCAAAGCGCCTTTGTGCTGACAATGCTAACTTGTGTGAAATCATCGAAGTAAATGCAGGTGAAAGCAAATCAAAGTTCGATGGTGTGCTAAAACTCTTACGAGCAAACAAGTTCAGCAAGATGTACAGAAAGCAGCTAGAAGAAATGGCTGCAACCGGTACAGTCGGCGCATACGTCAGACTAGAAGGTGCTGAAATCTACGACGACGGTAAGGTCAGAGGTGGAGACATCAAGATCAACTATGTATCCTCTAATTGCATCGTGCCGATCAGGGTTGAAAACGACGAAATCATTGATTGCGCATTCTTGGGTAGTGGCTACTTAAACGGAGCTCAATTAACAACGCTGGTAGTCTTCAGAAAGACAGAAGGCAAGTACATAGCAGAGTCATACTACTTCAATGAAAATAACGAATTGACAGATAAGGCTACAATGCTGCAGCTTGGCGAGGTTAAGCCGTTTGCAATCATGCGTACGGCTGAAGTTAATAACTTCGATGGCATGCAGGGCTATGGTTATCCAAAGCTTTACACAGCAATCCCATTCTTGAAGACAATCGACCTTTGCTATTCTGTGCTATTCGGAGACTTGGATAAGGGCCAGAAGCTTTTATTCATCAACGAGATAATGGCAAGCATGCAGAAGGACCAAAATGGCAATAGTTATCTAACGCAAGAGCAAAAGAAACTCTTTATCTTGCTGGGTGAAAAGTTGCCAGATCAGAAGGAACTCATCTACGAGTACAATCCAGAGATAAGAACTGCACAAATCAAGGAAGTGTTTAATCTGTGCTTGAGTCTTCTATCTCTGTCTTTCGGCTATGGCTCCAAGAAATACCAACTGGAAAGTGGTGAAATCAAGACAGCCACGGAATACGTAGGCCAGCGCCAAGACTCTATGCAAGAGCTGAATAAGCAACGTGTAGAGGCAATCGACTACATCACAGATCTAGTTCACGCGTTAATCTGGTTCCATAACACTTTCAGTGATGAAACAGAATGGTCAACGGAAGAAGAAATCCTAGTAGAGTTTGATGATAGCTACGTGACGGATAAGGCAACAGAGCTAGAGAGTTGGCGCAACGACGCGTTGAGTTTTCCGGATGTATTGGAATTCAAAATTCAGTACATCATGAAACGATTAAATTGCGAACACGAGGAAGCGGTCAAGTACCTAAGTACAACAACGCAGGACGACAATACGGATTTAGAGGACTAGCCTATGCTATCTGAAGAACAGATTGATCTATTAGGCGATAAGTACTTAGTTGGTCTATACCAGGATCTGGAGCGTGAGGTTCTACAGGATATCGCACGAAGAGTCAGAAAGACCGAACGACTAACCGAGACTGCTGAAATCATGGCCAAGTCAATGCGTGAGAATGGGTACAGCGCAGCAGAAATTCATGCGGAAGTCATGAAGAAACTGAACGCAACCCCAGAATACAGACGCATGATTGCGGAGAACACCTACGCATACAAGCAAGAAGTAAAGCAAAAGATAGCCGAAACCGTTAAGACGGCTAAAGAGGCTGGCGATAAGCTGATAGGTGAAGCAGGCGAGATGGCATTCAACGAAGACCTATCCATGTGGGAACAAGGCGGTGTAGATCTAAAGCAACCTAACTCTATGAAGCAAATCACTGATGGATTTAAGGCACAAGCCAAAAACGACCTAAAGAACATCAGTGGGACAACCGCATTCAAGACTCCGTTGCTAGGTACTGTCAAAACTGCCGAAGCATATCAAAGGTCGCTTGATCTAGCATTGCTGAAGGTGTCTACAGGTACATACAGCTATCGGCAAGCGTGTGATGATGTGATTAAAGAATTCACAAGAAGCGGCCTTCGCACAGTTGACTACGCAAGCGGTCGAGCCTATCAAGTTGATACGGCCGTACGCATGATCGTACGTACATCAACTGCTCAGCTTGCAGGAAAGATAACGGAGGCGAACTGTAGGACTACAGGACAAGACTTAGTAATTATCAGTCAGCACATGGGTAGCAGAGATACACATGCAGGCTTCCAAAATAAAGTGTTCTCTATGTCTGGCAAATCCAAGAAGTACCCAGACATCCACGCTCCACTCGGTGAAGGTTGTGCGTATGGTAGGCCAGAAGGCTTGCAAGGGCCAAACTGTACGCACATGTTCTATCCATTCTGGGAAGGAATCAGCGAAATTCCTGAACCGCTGAAAGAGCCTGATCCAGTAGAGTACAAAGGCCGAAGCTACACGCGATATGAAGCCACTCAACAGATGCGCGCTATGGAACGCGAAATAAGAGCGTTAAAGCGTGAAAAGTATGTGGCGCGAACTGGTGGTGAGGTAGAACACCTCCGTGCTCAAATTCGCACAGCAAGAGCTGACTACATGAGTTTCAGCGAAGCAATGAATCTTAAGCCAAAAGAAAATCGGCTTTTGGTTGGTGGTGAACGAAGTAAATGGGCCGAACTAAAGAAAAACGTGCCACAACTACAAATCAAGAAGACAAAAGAGTGGTTGGATAAATCAATTGATAAAGCTGTAGCTACGTTAGAAGAAAATCAAAACGTTACACGTGACGAATTGACCACACTATTTCCGCCGAAAGTGAAAATCGGTATAAATCCTATTACTGGAAAATCAGTATACGTTCTAGATAAGGATATGTCTTACTTTGTGAACAAACACGTAAGAGATGGGTCTTTGAGAACTGAGGATTTAAAAAACATAGGATATGTGCTTGATTATGACATTGCTGCCAAAGAATTTGATAAAAATGGAAATGAGATAGGTCAAATGTTTATAAAGAAATCGCCATATAGAGAAGGATACCTTGATGCAATAACCAAAATTATGGATGATGGCGAAGAGATATTTCACTATCAATTTAGAAGTAATAAGCATGCAGCTAAACTCATCAACAAAAAAATAAATTCACAGTTAGTGATAGAAGATAGAAGGAGTGTTGACGTAAAGAAATGAACGTGATTTAATTAAATTAGAAAAGCGATTGAAGTAGAAAAATCCGTCTCGTCTACATCCGGCTGAAGAAGAGGAAATGTGGGATGGCCATGCATAGACATGGGCGACGGCCCCACCAATCGCTTTTACAAATTTGAAAATGTTTAAGCACTCTGATAGGGTGCTTTTTATGTTGAAAGGAGGAAATATGAAGATACCAGCAGAAGTAAAGATATTATTTAAAAGTTATAAGGTTGTTGATGAACTGAACATTCACGATGAAAAAAGCGACTTATATGGGCAAATCAATTATCTTGATCAAATTATTAAATTAAACCCACAGGCAAAGGATGAGCAAAAGAAATCAACCTTTTTACACGAATGCGTGCATGGTCTTGATGAAATGTTTAGTATCGGATTAACAGAAGAACAAGTAGAAAAACTTGGAACTGCTCTATACACTTTTATCGAGGGCAATGAAGAGATATTTAAATAGTTGATTAAGACACTTCAAATTGAGGTGTCTTTTTCATATATCCCACACCGAAGAAGGTTCGGTATAAAAAGACTTAAGGAGGAAGAAATGAAAGATTTTAAAGAGATTCTAAAACAAGCTGGAATAACTGTGACAGACGAACAGCTAGCAACCGTTGAAACAGAAATGAAGGCAAACTACAAACCGATTGCAGACTACATCAAGCAAAAAGAAAAGTTGGATGCATCGGATGAAAAGGTTAAGACGTTGACTGCATCACTTGATAAATTCAAGGATGTAGATCCAACAGCCTTAACACAAACGATTGAAGACCTTAAAGGTCAACTAACTCAAAAGGATGCAGAATTTGCGCAGAGATTAGCAGATCGTGACTTCGATGATTTGATTAACACGAACATCAACACACTAAAGGGCAAAAATGCCAAAGCAATCAAGGCTTTACTTGACGTTGACACGTTAAAACAATCAAAGAATCAGGCCGAAGACATTAAGACAGCGTTAGAAGCTTTACAGAAGGCTGACGACTCTGCCTTTTTATTTGAGTCAACACAGCCGCAACCACAAGGAAGCTTCAATCCAATCGGTGGAATCACAACTCCACCTACGCCATCTAACTATTTAGATGAGCAGTATAAGAACAACCCTTACTACAAGAAGGGATAGAAAGAGGAAATTAAAATATGGCAATTATTTACGGACAGTTACACGTCGATGAAAAGTACAAAGCTACACTAGAGCCAAACTTATACCACAAAACACCATTCGCAGATGGTAGAACATTTACATCAAAATACGAAGAAGGTGCAGCAGGCGGAATCTTCGTACGCAAGTTAGGCACTTCAGCAGTTGAAGTAGGCACACCTGGGCGCGACTTCCAAGATGAAGCTGTGAGTGATGAGTTGATTCCTGTTGTATTCAACAACAACTATCAGAAGTCAAAGAAGATCTATGGCGTACAGGCTGCAGCAGTTTCTACTCCATTAGCAAATGAATCTTTAAAGATTGCTAATGAAGAGGTTTCTGAAGGTTGGACACTATCAGGTTTAGCGTGCTTGATCAATGAAGGTAAGGCAGCAACAGCGACAGACGCTATCACAGCTAAGACTGTTAAGCAGGCGGTTATTGCAGTTCGTAAGGAAATCGTAGCAGCTAAGGGTTCTGCAGACGTTGTATTCTGCTCACCAGAGTTATACGCAGCAATCCTAGAGCAAGCAGGCTCCGAATTCGTTCCACAGTCAAATGAATTCACAAACGCTACAGGCCAGATTGGCAAGTGGTTAGGTTGCACATTCTACGAAGTTTCTGCATTAGCTGAAACACAGGGCAAGTACTACGATTCTGCTAACGCACTGAAGACTGTTTCATTTGCAAAGGTTGACTTCATCATGTACAACCACGAAGCTTTATCAATCATCCCTAACTTCTCAGTTGCACGTATCGTTGACTCCGAGAACTTCGCCGGTTCTAAGGCACAGGTTGAATTGAACTCTGCATTCAAGGTTACTAACCAAGCATTGGTTCGCGTACGTAAGCACGTTTAATCAATTAACAGAAGGGAGTGGAACATATGAGCCTATTAACATGGGAGCGTTATAGCTCCCTTCATAACATTGTTTCAAAAGACGATTTCGATAAAACTGAAAAGCAAGCAGAGAGTGAGATCCGTAACGTTATGGGCGTTATCCATTTTTCAGATTGGATAACAGGTAACTCTAACCTAACTAACGAAATCTACTACGAGCAGCTGCTCGACTGCATCTGCAACGTTATCAACTACATCGCTACAGTTGGCGCAAAGGCAGGCCAGGGCGTTGCTTCTGTGTCTAATGATGGATATAGCGAAAGCTACGTGCTGCAGACACAATCGCAGGCAACGAATGAGCTACAAAAGAACATTCGTCTATGGTTATCTGGCACTGGTCTAGTGAGGGCATACTGATGGCAATCTTCACAGATACGGTCACGGTTTATCAGAAGCAAGCAACAGGCTATAAGCGTACAGTCATCAATGGCTGCCAATGGTCCGATAAAATCGAAAAGAAGTTGGAAGGTGGCAAGCTACAGACTGTCAAGACTACTACAGTCACGTTTATAGAACCATTTTCGCTTGATTTAAGCACGTTCACCGAAGAGGATGGAATCTTCTTCGGAAACGTATCAGAAACCCCTACAAACGACAAAGGAAGCCGCTTATCAGACATGATAAAGCGACACCCTAAGAGCGGAATCATCCGCGCAGTAAATGACAATTCAAGCAAAGATTATCTGAAGAACATAAAGGTGGTTATTTACTGATGGGTGAACTTTTTCACTTCAGCCTTAAGTCTGTAGACATTAAGCCTAAAGAAGTGGCAGAGAGCAGGGGTATCAACGAAGGCGGAACCGTGCAACAGTTCATTGATAGCGAGTGCCTCCGTCTATGTGATCCGTACGTTCCGAAGGATACGGGCGCCTTAATTCAATCAGGAATTATCAACACGAAAATAGGTAGCGGCAAGCTTTGCTATCGCACACCATACGCACGTCGTTGGTATTACATGCTAGCAGACTTCCAAGATGCGCCTATGCGTGGTAACTACTGGTTCGAACGCATGAAGGCGCAGGGTGGCAAGGATAAAATCCTAAGAGGAATACGTCGCATAACAGGAGGTACCGGATGACAATTTCAGAAGCAATCAGCAAGTGGCTGGCTGAGTATGGCAATATCACCATAGAAACAAACCACGTCTCAGATGGAAGTGATAAATATGGACTGTTCAAAAGCCCACAGCGGAATATCGTAAGTCACGTAGACTACAGCTACGAAATCACCGAGTACTATCAACTGTTGGCACGACTTAACAGCCTGTCAGAGGATGATAGAAAAGACAGTGATGAGCAATTAGAAAAGTTAACCTACTGGGCCGATGACTATCCATTCGTGCATGAGTATCCTGCACTCGACGGAAACAGACAAATCCTTAACATTAGCGTTACCGGAAGTCCTTATCCGTTGAGTACAGACTCATCCGATACTGTTTATCAGTTATCCATCGAAATAACATACACAAGAGAAAGAGAGGGCTTATAAATGGCACTAACAAGACTCAGAAAACATCAATTTATCCCTTTTATCAATACAAGCAAAACTGCAGATAAAAACTGGGCTCGTATTGGTAAATCAACTGTCTTCTCGTTAGCCTTTAATGCAAAGACAGAAGAGAGTGACTACATCGAAGATGAATCTCCAACTACAGAATTAACTGGATATGTTCCATCAATGGACCAAGAGCTAGTTACAAATGAAGGCGATGCAGCGTTTGACTTCATCTATGAAATGGCGAAGAGCCGTGCAACAGGTGAAGATGCAAAGAAGGAATTCTTACTTGTCTTCGCAGGAACAAAGACACCATACGATGCATGGAATTGTCCTTCATGCACAATCGAAATCAAGGAACTAAACACAGTGGAACAGAAGATTACATTCGCACTCCACTTCGGTCCAATTGTTCCTGGTAAAGTAGCAATCACAGCAAACAAGCCTACATTTACAGCAGGCGCTTAAAAGAATTGAAAGGATAGGAAAGCATGCAATACACTGTTATTTTTAATCGAAAAAGCTACGATTTGCCTAAGAAAACAATGGCAATCTGGGAGGACTTGGATTCGGTCTTTAAACTTGATGCAACAAATCTTCCAAACAGAGAGAAGTACAAGAAGATGATTAACTTCATCGCGAAGTTGGTGGGCCAAGAGGCTATCGAGGAAATCTTCGGCACAGAGGAACTAGACGAGATGGATTTAAACGACATCACGCTGGCAATCTTCAAAGTTAGAGATGCATACGAAAATCCACTAGCAAATTATCAAGCAGAAAAGAGCAGTCAAGCATTGAGTCAGATTCCGCTTGATAAGTTGCAGTCCCTTAGCAAACTGATGGATACTGCCTCAAAAGTTAAGAAATAATGCTTGATCTAACCGCTAAGTCCTTACCTAATACAATCCGTATACATGGTAAGGACTTTTCTATTTATACGGATTTTCGAGTTTGGATGAAATTCATCATCGAAGCAAATAAAGCCCTACTCAATGGGAAAGGCTTTGACGTAGCTTTTTTATTTAAAAATGACATGCCGTACCGAATAGACCTAAAAGACCTATTCGAGTTTGCTAATCCCACAAACCCTTTGCCAAGAAATACCAGACAAACGGATGACCAAGTTATCACACTCGACTATGAAATCGATTCAGATTTGATTTATGCCGCGTTTTTACAGCAGTACGGCATCGATTTGATAGAGATTGAAGAATTACACTGGTGGAAATTTCTCGCACTTCTAAAGGGCTTAAATGGCACGAAATTAGACGATGTCATGAAGTGGCGAAACTACAAGAAGGACACACGTCAAAATGTAGATGTCTATGAAGAGTTACGCGATGCATGGGAAATCCAAAGGGAACTATCCGAACAAGAAAAATTAGAATTAGAAGAATTTAGTAAACAATTTGAGATTGGAGGTGACGAAAATGAGTGATGGAACATTGGTCTTTAATACGAAACTCGACTCTGACGGTGTCACCACTGGACTGACAAGAATAGGAAGCGCCGCATCCACAGCGCTAGGAACGCTTGCTGGTAATCTGATGACGCAAGCCGTAGATGGTTTACGCAATCTAGGCAGTGAAGCAATTAACGCCTTCGGCAACATCCAGCAGTCTTTCGGTGGCTTAGACACAATTTATAAAGAAGCGAGTAGTAGTGCGAAGGCCTATGCATTACAAGCTCAGAAAATGGGTATCTCAATGAATACCTACGCAGAGCAGGCTGTCTCAATGGGCGCAGCTCTAAAGCAATCACTCAAAGGTGATGTAGCGGCTGCTGCAGAAAAGGCAAACCTCGCAATCAGTGACATGGCCGATAATTCGGCAAAGATGGGCACTAGCATAGAATCGCTGCAGAATGCATACCAGGGCTTTGCTAAAGGCAACTACACCATGCTGGATAACCTGAAGCTCGGATTTGGCGGTACGAACGAAGAAATGAAAAGACTGCTAGAAACAGCCGGAGATTTGCCTGAAGCAATGGGTCGAAAATTCGACATCAGTAGTTACGCAGATATCGTCGATGCGATCCACTTAGTACAAGAAAACATGGGTGTAGCTGGAGTCGCAGCAGAAGAAGCACGAACGACAATTCAGGGTTCGATGAATGCGGCAAAGGCCTCATTTGAAAACCTACTAGCAGCAATGGGCGATCCAGACGGTGACGTAGACGCAGCAATGCAGACATTCTTAACTAGCCTACAAACGGCTTGGGATAATCTAGCGCCAACGATTAAAACGATTGGCAAGAACATCCTGGAGCAGATAGGCAAAGGAATAGAAGCACAACTACAGCCATTTAAAGACGATTTCGTAGGTACAGTAAGCGAGATTGTTGAGTCAATCGGTGAGTTTATCTCAGAGGCAGCAGGCGACAATGAGGTACTTAATGGCGTAGCGGATGCAATCAAGTTCTTAGGTGAGAACATGGATAAGATTCTGCCAGCAGTTGGCGGATTGACAGTTGCAATAACGGCATTCAATGTAGCGCTATCAATTCAAACAACCATAAAAGGGTTAATTGCTTCATTTCAAGCATATAAGGCTGTCAATGAGGGAGCAACGGTAGCACAGTGGCTATTTAATTCATCTTTGTTAGCTAATCCAATAATTCTAGTCGTTGCGGCAATTGCTGGCTTAATAGCGGCCATTGCAATCCTGTGGAACACTAACGAGGACTTTAGAAATGCCGTGATGAAAGCATGGGGCGCAGTAAAGGACTTCTTTACAAAGACGATTCCGGATGCATTTAAAGCTGTAGTGAAGTGGTTTAGTGAACTACCAGAGAAGATTAAAGACTACTTAACTGGAGTGATTGATTCAGTCAGCCAATGGGCCAAAGACTTAGCAGCCAAAGCTATAGAAGTTGGAACAGACTTTATCCAGGCAATCATTGATTTCTTTGTTAACCTTCCGTATAACATCGGTCTAGCGTTGGGTACATTTATTGCAACCATCATCCTCTGGGGAGAACAGTTAATCGAGAAGGGTAAGGAAGTTGGTTCGAACTTCGTAAACGGTGTGATTGACTTCTTTGTAAATCTACCTAAGAACGTAACTGACTGCTTAAGCAACGTCATTTCAGAGGTCAAGCAATGGGCCACAAACATGATTTCAAATGCAATTCAAGCAGGTGCTAACTTTGTTGCTGGGGTGATTGATTTCTTTGTGAACCTTCCAAAGGATGTCGCTGATTTCTTGGGTAAAGTTATCGACTCAATCCTTAACTGGGGTAAGAACCTGGCGAGCGAAGGGGCAAGCGCAGCAAGCAGCCTCGCAACGAGCGTTGTAGACGGAGTTAAGAGTATTCCGGACAAGATGTTGTCTATCGGAAAAGACATTGTTAACGGACTTAAAAACGGCATTAAAAACGCATGGGGTGGCTTCACTGGCATGGTTGGTGATCTAGTAAGTGGATTTGTTGACGGTGTCAAGAATACACTTGGTATCCACTCACCATCACGCGTGTTTAAGTGGATAGGTCAGATGTGTGTTGCTGGATTCGAGGATGGAACGGAGGACCTGATGAACTTAGACAATATAGGCGCCAACGTTTCAGCATCATGGGGAACAATGAGCGCAAATATGAGTGGTGGAATGAACAGAAACACAACGTTCAACTTCTACGATACTCAGACTTCACCAGATGCAATTATGAGAAAAGCAGAAAACACATTCCAGTTCGGATTGGCAGGTGGTATCTAATGAGCGGAATCGTTAATGTAAGATGCATACGCGAAGACGGAAAAGAGTTTCTACTTGGAACAAACTCAGCGTGGCGCATCCTATCGGACGGGCTAGAAGGTATCGACTATCCAAAAATTAGCGTTTATTCAGAAAAGAGTGCTGTCAAAGATGGCGCTCTTTTAACTGGAATGCGCATTGACGATAGATCAATACAAATTAAAGCTAAGACAGTATTAACAAAGTTAAATGCAGTCCTACGACGTGAGGCAATATCATTCTTCAGACCGAAGATGAAGTATAGAATCGTTATCACTTATCAAGGCGAAACGCGCTGGATAGATGGAGTGATTGAAGGCTTTAGTTGCCCTTCACAGAACATCCACATGCCGATGAAGCTGACGGTTAAGTTTTACTGTGAAGATACACATCTGAAATCAGTGGATAACTTCGGACAGAACATCGCATCCATAACTCCACGCTTCGCATTCCCGTACATTCAAACACAAAAAATTAAGATTGTAGCTGAGTCTTTTAACTTCTCGAAAACAGTCACGATCAACAACGATGGTGATGCTGAGGTTATGCCTGTAATTAGAATTAACTTCAAAGGCAGCTGCAGCAATCCAGTTATTAAAAAGAATGACGCGTATGTACGTGTTCTCGGTAACTTCGTAAGTGGTGACCTGCTAATCATTGACTGTGAATCCTACCGAATCACTAAGAATGGTGAGAACTGGATCCATCACATCGATAGAACATCGTCATTCACTGACATTCGCTTAGATGTTGGTGATAGCAACATTTCATTCGGTGCAGATACAGGCGATTCAAATATGGCGGTTTATGTTTATTTTAATAAGCGCTACTTAGGCATGTAGGAGGTGTAGATGGACTTAGCATTCTTAGATAAAGATTTTAATCTTATCAAATACTTCAACTATATAAATCTACAGTGGATTAGACGTTACTACGAACCAGGACAATTTATGGTCCAGATTCCTGCAGACCAATACGTCACAGGTGCGGAGTACGTTTTCAACAGTTCACGGCCAGAGCTTGGCATGATTCAGAAATTCGAGTATGCACGCAAGTCTAGCGGACAGTTGATTCTATTGTCTGGATACTTCTATGAGTACAAGTTGAACGATAAAATAACCTATCCACGCTTTAGGCATACAGGCAACATCGAGATAGTGGCTAGAACCATTGTTGATAACTACATGGATGACATACCACTGTTGACTAAGGCGCAGGCGAACTCACCACTACTAGGAACTAGTGTGACTAAACAGTCCACAGGTGAAGGATTGGCCACAACACTTTATGCACTGCTGAAAACGCAGCAGATGAGCTACTCTTGCTTATACGACTATGTCAATAAGCAAATCAAGTTCAAAGTGTGGCAGGGTTTAGATCGTACACAATCACAGACACAGAATAGTTTTGCATCGTTCTCTGAGAAGTTGAGAAATATCCAGAACGAGAAAATCACAAAGGACACAACAGCATCAAAGAATTATGCAATCGTGATAGGTAATGGTAGTTATGAGGAAGGCAGGCAGATAAGCGTAACGGTTGACTTGCGTGCTAATCCTTCAGACTATCGACGTGCTGTGTACATTGATAAGACGGCGGAGATTTATGACTCAACAAAAGAATCGCTAGATGCATATAAGAACCGACTTATCCAGGCAGGAAAAGAGGACATGCTGAAGAAGTATGCAAGCATTCTTAATATTTCTTTTGACGCAGTCAGAAACAATGGTCTTCGTTACATGGAAGACTTTAATCTAGGCGACAAGTGCGATTTATTGATTGACGACTTCCAGATGGCTTTTCAAGCACGCTTAACAGAAGTGCGTGAAGTCTTTAAGAATTCAGTACATGAGATAAGTTTAACATTTGGCGATAAAGTGCCAGTCGCATATAGAAAGTGAGGAACATAATGGCAATGCAATCATTTCCATTTACGTCAGAGGTTACTTTTGACGATAGTGGATTCCCACAGTTTGATAGGGCTGTAGGAAGTGATGTTTTAAGAAGTATCCTATCAAACTACTACACGAATGGCGTATTTGGAATTGGTAATACAAACTGTTTTAAGGTCGTAGCTGCTTCAAGTGGAGGTATGAGCCTAACAGTTAAACCTGGAGCATGCCTTATCAATGGTGCTACTGGTTACAATATGGATGAAACACGCATCACTTTAGCAAATGGCGAAGCACAGCCACGCATCGACTCAATTGTGTTGAGATTGGATGACAATAAGGCACAGCGCGACATCCATGTCGAAGTGTTGAAAGGTACTCCACAATCACAACCAATACCCCCTACGCCAGTACGCGAAGGCGCTGTGTATGACTTAGTGCTGGCCAATGTAATGGTCAAAGCTAACGTGGCCACAATCACTAATGCTGACATTGCTGACGCACGACTGGATAAGAATTTATGTGGATTTGTTAATGCGATCAACAATTTAAATTTGGACTCCCTATACATGCAACAAATAACTTTGTTTAATGATTGGTTTGACAGAATCAAAGGCCAGTTGAGTACAGACGCAGCTGGTAATCTGCAGAATCAAATTGATACGATAAAACCTAAGGTTGACGCAGTTAATAACGCATTAGATTTTAATGGGCTGAACGTATTTGCAAAAGGCCGACTAGATGTTGTTGGAGAAACACATGCTAAAGGCAAATTGATTCTGGGGAAAGATAACGATTTTATAATCACGAAGTCTTTTTCGAATAGCGTTGTTTCATTGCCGGGTAATACAGCTGCTTGGGTAAGTATTCCGTACACAATACCAGAAGGGTATGAACTAATAGATTTCTACAATACATACTCAGATTCATGGCATAACTGTGTTATCCGAAGTATTGATAAAGTACAGAAAAAGGTTGCTGTTTTCGTTAGTAATTCATCATTTAATGAAACCACGCCACAGACCACTGTGTATGTTAAAGGATTATTCGTACGAAAGGAGAAGTAGTTAATGCTAATAGACAACAAGAAATTTACAGAAGTTCCTAGTAACAATAAAAGCGTTGTTACTTTCAATAGAACAGTTTTTGAGAATTTGAAACCTCTAATCGATTCTTTTGAAGTAGGCGTGATTCATGACATTTCATTTGATGGTGATAACACAGTTTATAAAATGTACACGGATCCACTGACATTCTCTAAATCCGGTACTGGCTATACCTTATCTTTTATCCTTACGGATGTTCCACAAAAGGATATTGAAGCTACCCATTTCAAAGAGGTTAGACCTTTAGTTAGAGACATTCTCCAAACAGCAAGTGCTGACGTTGTTAAAAAGTACGTTTCATTTTTGGATCAATGGACACCAGGGGTTAAATACAATAAAGGACAACGCATCGGATATAACGGTATTCCATATACCATTGAATCAGACCATACGGCAGCTGAAGGACAGACGCCTGATAAGACACCTTTGCTATATGACGATTTAACGAAGGAACGAGAAGCTAAGCCGTGGGATGAAAAGAAAACCTATAACAAAGGCGACTTGGTTATCGCACGCGGTATTGTGTTCGTTTCTAAAATTGATGGAAACAAAGGTAATGAGCCAGGTTTCGGAAATGCCTGGGATTACAAAAAATAAATATTTGCTATTAAGGCGGCTTAATCAGTCGCCTTTTTAGATAGAAAGAAAGAGGAAAAAAGAAAATGAATAATGCAGCATTATCACAGTTAATTATTATTGCAGTTTTGGTTGAAGGTATCTGGGAGAATATAAAGCGTTTATATTCTGCTGAAGGTTTTGACAAGAGTGTAGCTGGATCATTAGGGGTATCTATCTTAGTTTGTGTAGCTACTGGCGCGGACCTATTTGTAATTATCGGTTTACCTTTAGCGGTTCCTTTCTTAGGGTCTGTATTAACAGGTATTATCACAGCTAGAGGTGCCAACTTTGTAAACGACTTATTCACACGTTTGAATGGTCCAAAGAAGGAGGCTTAAGAATGTTGAGAGTAGTTGACGTTGCATCTCACCAAGCCGGTATTGTTACCGGAGCATTGGATTGTGATGCGGTTATTTGTAAAGCTACAGAGGGCACGGGATACGTGAACCCTTATTGCGACGAACATTATCAGTCTGCTAAGGCTGCTGGTAAACTCTTGGGCGTTTATCACTACGCATCTGGTGGAAATCCTGAAGCAGAAGCAGAATTCTTCATTAATAATGTGCAAGGGTATTTGCATGAAGCTGTATTAGTGTTGGACTGGGAGTCAGGCAATAATGCAGCTTGGGGTGACTCAAGTTGGGTTGCTAGATTCTGCGCACATGTTGTTGCACTAACAGGCATCAATCCTATGATTTATGTTCAACGTTCTGCAGCTAATCAATGCACTGGTCTAGGCGACTACGGTATCTGGTTAGCAGAGTATCCTGATTATTCATCACGTGGTTGGAATGATTATGTAGAACCAAATTATTCCGGTGACTACGCCATGCATCAGTTTACTTCATCTGGAGCTATTTCTGGTTGGGGCGGACCATTGGATCTAAGTTTATTCTTTGGCGATGAAAATGCATGGAGAGCATACACTGGCACAACAGGACAACCTATTCCAACACCACAGCCACAAGTCCAGGAGTACGCTCAACCAGTACAGTCTAGCAATACTACATACATCGTACAGGCAGGCGACACATTAAGCGGTATTGCAGAACGTTATGGAACATCATATCAGCATCTGGCAGCCATTAATGGCATCTCTAATCCGGACATTATTCATGTAGGAGATCGCATTGTGATTGATGGCGTAGTGTCACCGCAATCATCTGATGATGAATACTATACTATTCAGCCAGGTGACACATTGAGTGGAATTGCAGAACGCTATGGAACGTCGTACCAGTATCTTGCATACATCAACGGTATTTCCGACCCTAACAAGATCTATGTAGGTGATACTATTCGAGTAAAATGATATGACAGCAAAGGAAATTTTCGAATTGTTGCAGATACAGGGTATCGGAGGATTAGCACTATCCGTTACCCTTATAATCCTTTCTGCAATACAAATTGCACCAGTAAAGTGGAATCCGTGGACTAAAATTCTCGGATGGCTTGGGAAGCAGATTAATCAAGATCTAAGTGCTAAAATTGATGGAATTGAGTCAAAGTTAGATAGCCATATCGAAAAATACACAGCACAACGTGCTGATGACATTCGTAATACTATCTTGGTTTTTGCTAATGAATGCAGCCGTGGAATCGTGCATTCCAAAGAGCAATTTCGTTTTATTGTGACAAAGTGTGATGCGTATGAGCAGTATGTTGAAGACAACCATCTGAAGAATGGTGTGATAACTGAAGCAACACGCTTAATTAAAGATACGTATCAGACAAGATTGAAACATGATGATTTTCTAAAATAGTTTTAATTATGAAAGCCTACTCTCATTGCGAGGGTAGGCGATTTTTTTGTGGCACCCAGTTTGGCACCTTTCTATTATAAATACATAAAAAAAACATAAACACAGACAGTCATAAATCGCTAAAAATAGATGATATTACCACTTGGTATTAACCATTATATACATGCCATTGATTCCCGTTGCTCGCTCTTAAAATGAAAGTGTTGAAGAAGCGTATTGCTTTAACGTGTATTATAGATAACTTGCATCATTTTCCTTTATCTTTGGGAAAGTTTATAAAAGGACATATATTTT